GCCAGTTTGCGCAGCGGCCGGCCGAACTTGATCGGCTTCGCCGCCAAACCATCCGGCGCGAAGGTGTTGTCCGCGCTGGCGCTCAGGGCGTGGAATTTGACCGTGCACTGCGTGCCGGTCTTCAGCGCCCGGATCGGCGACGGGAAGACCGCGGTGAAGTCCGGCGCCGTGCCGGCGGTGACCGCGAACCGCGACCTTCCGCCCATCGGCCCGAAGGTTTCGGCGGCTTCGAGCAGATAGACCGGCTTGTTGATGGCGCTGCTCAGCGTGATGCGCGATCCGTCGATCGCACTCGATCCGATCAGCGCACCGCGGAACAGCTTGTTCGGCGAGCCGGTGATCAGATAACTCTCGAACAGCTCCCAGGCATCGCCGTCCTTGACCAGCAACGAGAACGTCTTCGCGGCATCATCCGCAGGCACCTGGCCGGCGAAGGCCTTGAAGCCATTGATCTGGCCGTTGCATTCGAGATCCCCGGTGCCGACCGAATTGGTCGTTTGGGCGATGCGGTTGCGGAAGTACATGCGGGTCCGTTCCCTGAATCAGGGCCAAGGGGTTCAATTTTTCGTTTCGGATTGGCGGCAAAGCCGCCTGTCGCCGGAAAGGCGACCGGTGCTAGACTCCGCCGATCAACCGGGGAGGACAGAGATGTTCAGATTTGCTCTCGCAGCCCTGCTGCTGACCGCAACCGCGGCGCAGGCGGAGACTTACGACAACTTGAAAGAGTTCATCCTCAAGACCAACAAGCTCGGCCTCGATGCCAGATCGACCGAATGCTATGCCGATGCAGTCGTTGCGATTCTAGGGCGCAATGGTGCTCTGACTGGAGGCCTCAAGGGCGACATCCACTTCAATGAACTCGCCACCAATTCGCTCGAGACCGAAGTTCTCCTTCGTCAATGGAAGATGAAGAAGATGAACACGCTCGGCGACTTGATACACCACTCATGCCCGGACATAGCCGCGTCGGACAGTCGCCGCGTGGAAACCCTTCATCCGCTCGCTGAGTTGCCCAATGTCAGCAAATGACCTAGTTCCGGCTGCTGTAGAGCGCATTCGAACCACGCGCGGTGGTCTTCAAGACATCGTTCGTCTGCGCCTGCGAGTTCTGCAATTCCCGCAACCGGTTGTCGATTGAGCGACTGATCCGCGTCAGAGCCTGAATCTCAGCGATCAGCGCTTCGTTGCCTTTGGAGGTCCGCTCAAACCCGGATTGCAGATTGCCGCTGATGCTGTTCTGCCCGCCCGACACGACATTGCTGAGTGCGCGCGGCACATCGCCGGATGAAAGCACACCGCCGCCATTCGTGTTGGCGGAGAAGGTTGCGCCCCCGATCGAGATATCGCTGGCCCCCTGCACGGACAGGGCATTCGAGACACCGGCCGCCGCCACATCCGGATCGGCCGTGAGTGCATTGGGGCCGAGGTCGATCGCAAACGGCCGACCAGCCGCCCAAGAGAGTTTGTCGGCGAGGACGCCAAGGAGCGGCACCCCGGTTCCGAGGCCGATCAATCCGCCGATCAGACCGGCAGGGTCAAAGGCCCAGTTCGCCATCTTGCCGGATTGTCCGAAGACATAGTCGTCATCGGTCAGCGGGTTCTTCTCGTTGAAGCCGAAGAAGCTCGCAAAGAAGTTTCCGACGTCCTCGCCGAAGGTGTTGTCGGTGTCCTTGTAGTCGCGATAGGCCTTGTCCAGATCGTTGATGCCGCGGATAAAGTTCTCGCGCTCATCACCGGAAAGGTTGGTGAAATTGACGCTTTGCTTGGTGAGTTTTTCGAGCACCTGGCGACCGGCCGTCGCTACATCCGGATCAGTGAGGTTTCCTTTGGACAGCGGCGATCCAGGATAACCAAAACCAAGCGCGCTGATGCCCATGCCGCCGACGGTAGTGGCAGGACCTTCCTCACCACCGCCGACGTATCCAGAAGAGCCGGCCGTACCTTTGCCGATGCCGGCGTTCGTCGTGTTCTGGCCTGTCGAAGCTTGCGTGATCGCCGCCTGATGGCCGGTGGCCGATTTTGATCCGCCAGCAGTGCCCTTCCCGCCACTGCCGCCACCATAGCCGTGGGCACCGCCCTCTTTAGTGTCAGCACCATATTTAAACGACGGCAGTTCGGTGACCGGGTTGGTGGTCATGCCGCCCCACCAGGTCATGGCGGCGGAGAGCTCGTCCGGGCGCATATGCACCAGCTCGGTGTCCGGCCCCTGGCCGAACGAGCGCACGATGCCGGCGAGCAGTTTCGGCGAGAGATCGGCATTGGCCGCCGACATGATCGCCGCCGTGGTCTTCGCGTCATAGACCCGCGCCGCACCGGAGGCGATCAGCTCCGGGCCATTCTCGCCGGCGACCATCCATCCGCCGGCATGATCGCCACCCGCGGCGAAGAACGGAATGTCCGAAGTCAGCCCGCCCGCGGCCTTCACCCGCTCCAAAACCGAACGGAAGTCGTCGGCATAGGATTTCGACGAGGCGAACATGCCCCGGCTCGATTGCAGGAACGGCGTCGCGGCGCTGATCAGGTTGTCGTTGCTGGCACCCTCGAAGGCTGCCTTGGTCACCTTGTATTGCTCTTGCGGCGACAGCGCCGAGAGGTTGCTGTCGGTCAGCAATCCGTTGAAGAAATCCTGGAACGTGCTGGTGACGCCCTGCAGCCCCTGCTCCACGATCGCCTTGCGCTTCAGCCCATAGAGCTCCTCGACCGCGTTGATGTCAGCGCCGAGCGAGGTCGCTTGCGCTAACGCAGCCGCGCGCTCCAGCTCAAGCTGCTTCAGCGCAAAAGCGGTCGGATCCTTCAACTGCAGGATCTGGTCCAGAATGTCGCCGGTGAAGTTCTGCCGGAAAATCTCCGGCAGCTTCGCGACATCGAGCCCATATTCCTCCGCGCTCGCCTGCGCCTTCGCCATCTGCGCGGCGAGGTCAGCCATGGCCTTGGCGGCGGCCTCGGCCGGCTCCCGGATCTTCTCGGTGCCGTCATAGAACTTGCCGAAGGCGACCGCGGCATCCAAAGCCTCGGCATCCTTGGCGCCGCTGTTCGCGATCGCGGTCCGCACCGCATTGGAGACGCCTTCCAGCCGGTCCGATTTCGCCGCCTCGACCATGGTCCGGGCGATGAAGTCGGCGACCGCATCCTGGGCGCCCTGCGCATCCTCGCCGTACTGGTTGTTGACGCCGCCGACGATCGACATATAGCGCGGGGTGCGGCCGTAATAGAGCAGTTGGTTCTGCCCCGGTAGCGCGCCCGAGACCGTGCCGCCGATCGACGCCAGGAAGGTGTTGAGCGCGTTGGTCGCGCTCTTGCCGAGCCCCGACGTCATGTCGCCGGAATTCTTGGTGTAAGTGTCGCCGGCGCCGAAATACCCCGACGACAGCGCCATGATATCGGTGATCGACTGCTGCTTCGGCGGCTTCTTCTCCTTCTTGCCGAACAGCGACGAGATGATGTTGCCGGCGATGCCGCCGAGCGCCGCCCCAAGCACCGGCTGCCCGAACACGGCGCCGGCAAGGCTGCCGATCAACGATCCGCCGCCGGAAATCCCCGCCTGCAGCGCGCTGCCGCCGCTCGCCAGGCTGGCACCGGCCGACAGCGCCGCACCAACCAGGCCGGTGCCAAGCCCGCTGTTGAAGAAATTCGCCAAGCCCGGCATCGCCCCGAAGATGCCACCGCCCGACGCGCCGACCTGGATGCCGTTCGACATGACCGGCGCGCCGGCGCCGAACAGCCATGACCCAAGCCCCGACTTCGCGGCGCCGGATCCGCCGAACATCGCGGCCAGCGGCGCGGAAGACACCGCCAGACTGCCGAACCCACCGGCGGTGATTCCGCTGGTGGCGGCATTCTGTGATGCCGCGCTACCGCCGAAACCCAATGTCGCCGCGAGCCCGGGCGCGATCGCATTCAGAATACTGCCGGTCACCGGGCGGATCGTCAGGAGCCCCGCCATCTCCGCCGACCAGCGGATGCCCATCTGTTTCAAGGCACTGAAGAAGTCCGAGGCACTGGTCAGCACGTCCCCGCCGAAAATCTTCTCCCACATATCGACGCCGGCCGACTGGATGCCCTGGATCGCGTTCTTCGCCGGCTCGAGCATCAACTCGGCCTCTCGCTGCGAGATCTCGATCTTGTCCTTCAGGTCCGCGATCTGTTCGGCATTGGCGATGTAAGCCTTGGCCGCATCCGTGTTGAGATCGGCACCCTCGCGCGTGAGTTGGTTGATGGCTTCGAGATGCGCCACCTGAACCGCCTGCACGCCGGAAATCTGACCGACCAGCGCAAGCTGGGTCTGCAGCGCGCCGATTTCGTCCTGCTGATCGAAGAGCGACGTCTCCAGCCGCAGCTTCTTCGCCGCCTCATCCGCCCTGGTGATCGATTCCGTGACCCCATCGATCTCGCGGCGAAGCCTGTCGGCATCATCCCCCGTCGCGTTCTCCAGCGAAACCTTGAGCGACCGGGTCGCCGCGGCGATCTTCTGTGCCAACTGCGCGGCCGCCAGGGCGGCCGGTCCACTGGCCGCCGCGGCCGCTTGGGCCTCGGCATCGGCCGCCTGCTGCTGAAGGAGTGCGAGCTGCTGCGCACCCTTCTCAGCCGCCTGCGCCGCCTGCTCGGCCAGGATCTGCGCCGCGCGCGCGGTCGCTTCGTACCCCGTGGTCAGGGTTTCAAGTTCGGCCTGGCGCTGCGCATCCGCGCGCTGCCCGGCCGCCTCGGACTGCATCCAGGCATCGGCCGACTTGCCGGTCAGGACCGTGTTGAGCTCGATCTGCCGGTTCTGGTCGGCGATCGCCTGCGCCTGCTTCAGGATCGCCTGGGTGCGCGCCTGGTCGCCGAACTGATCGGCGGCGTCGCTGATCGCCGGATCGGCATTGCGCGCGGCGCCATAGTAAGCCGAGAGCTGCGCCTCCTTGATCGAGCGTGCCGCCTGCGATAACCCCGCGACCTGGCGCAGGATCGCAATCTGATCGGCGCCGGCCTGCAGCGCCGGACCCAAAGCCGAGGCCGCCTGATAGGTGAAGCTACCGCTGGCGGTCGATCCTGACCGACCGGGCTTCTCAAAGCTCGATTCCGGCGGCTCGACCACTTTCACCGGCGGGTTGGTCAGGTCCGCCAACGCGCGCTTGAGGTTTTCGATCTGCGCCCGCAGACGCCGCTGATCGGCATCGAAAGCCGTCTCCGAATAGAGATGGAGACCAAGGTTCTGGTCGTTGTTAAAGGCCGCCGTCTTCTCTTGAAGTTCCTTCTGAAGGCTGTCGATCTGGCCGGTGATCTTGCTGATATCGAACTTGTACTCGGCAAACTTGGCCGCGGCGGAGGTCATGTAGCCGAAGGCCTTGGCGACCTCGATGCCGTTGTCGATCCCCTCCGCGAAGAAGATCTCCATATGCGCGGCAATGTTCTTGAACGTCGTATCGGCGCGGTTCAGCCGCTCGATCGTCTCGTCGTCCAGGACCTCGCCGGCGTTCTTCGCGCTGGCCGCAAACTTGTCGAGGCCGTCGCCGCCTTCCTTGAAGATCGGAATGAGCTGCCGACCGGCGCGGCCGAGCGCGTCACTGGCAATGGCCGACTGCTGCGCCGCCGAGGATGAATCATGGATCCTCTGCGCCAGGTCGCGGGCGGCATCGGCCGTCGCCCGGGCATTGCCGGCACCATCCTTGAACGCGATGTTCAGCCGGCGGAAGAGGTCGATCGCATCCTTATTGCCGGCAACGGCATCGCCGATCTCTCGGGTGAGGGTTGCCAGCCCGCTCTGCCACGCCTGGGTTGCAACGCCGTTCTGCCGGGCCGCGTACTGGTAGACCTGGAAATCGCGCGTCGTGACGCCGATCTGGGTGGACATGTCTTTCAGCGCGGCGACATTCTCGATCGAGCGCTTGCCGAACTCGATAACCCTCTCGATACCCAGCCCGACACCGAACAGAGCGAGCCCGCGATTCAACGTCTCAAAGGCCCGCGACGTCGATTCCCCGGCCGTCTTCAGCGCCTCGAGCTTCGAGCGCGTCAGATCCATCCGGCTCTGCGCCTGGTCCAGCGAGTTCGCCAGGCGCGGCGAGGCATTGGCGATGGTGTCAAAGGCCGCCTTGCCCGAGGGCCCGAGCGATTCCAGCTTGCGCTTCAGCTCGTCCACACCCTCATCGGTGATGCGGAAGAGGAAGGAATTCGCCATTCGAATTTCCTAACGATTGGACGGCAAGCCGCGCCGGATCAATTCCGGCACGCGATCGGACCAGCGGCGCGCGACCTCTTTTGGATTGAGGCGCTTTGCCAGTGTGACCTGGGGCAGCAGGATGAAGATCGGCACCGTCGTGAGGCCGCGTCCGGTCTTGCCGGCACGCGCTGACGGTGTCGCAAAACCGCCGCGCTTCCCCGCTCTGGCGCGCAGATCAGCGACCAACAGCGACGGGCCGCCGCGGCGGTAGATGAATTTCAGCCGAATGCCGGTTCTCTGTTCCCAGAGCTCCGGCGTGAGCCGCGTGCCGAACCGGCCAGCACCGGCTTCCGGTGTCGGCACCGCAAGAAACCGCCCGGAGTTGGATCGGATCGTGACGCCCTGACTGAACGCCTCGAGGATCGTCTGCGCGCCCTTGCCGCGGGGATAGATGAACGCCGCGGCGTGGATGCTCGGCCGGCCCTTCGGGTAGACCTCGGTGCGGATCGCATTCGGCAAGCGCTCGCCGAGCCCGGCGCTCTCGATCATCGCCCGCAGGTCGGTCTTCATCCCGTCAGCCGCCGCCTTGACACCTGCGGTCACGGCGACGGCGAGATCGGAGATGCAATCTGTCGCGAAGCCCTCGATGCCGCGACCATCGGGCGATTCAAGCTTGGCAACGAACCGGGTCGCCATCGCTCAATCCGTCTTTGGTCGCAGTTGCTCGACCGCCGATGCGACGATATCGAATGCGGCCATGATCCAGGATCCTTGGGCGTTCACGCCGCCGCTATCGGGAAGGTGTCGATATCCACCCATGGGATCGCGACAGCGATTCCAGAGTTTCACAACCTCTGAAGCTTCTTCCGGAAGATCTAGCCTTGGGTTTCGGCGGTAGTGTTCGCCGAGGATGTCCCAGGGGCTTCCGTCTGGAGAGAACTCGCCGCATTCGAACTCACCGGGCCGGACGGCGACGGCTGCGGCGATGCGGAGTTTTTTGTTTCCGCCTCCGAGGGTTCGAACAGCGCCAGGGCGCGCCAGCCGATATCTGGTATGTGTTCCTCAGCGACCGCACCCTCGAGCGTTGCATCGGCGATCAACCCATCCGGGCCGCGTTTCAGCTTCAAGGTCTCGGTGCCGATCAGGAAGGCCCGCGCGGCAATGCGCGGCGCCATGAAGAACCAGAACTCATTCTCCGCCACGCGCGCCGCGTAGTCGCCGCCGGCACCCTGCAGGATCCGCGACAGGTCCGCCCATTCCTGGATGATCTTATCGGCCTCTTTCTGAGAAGCGGTGCCGTCGAATTGCTCGAAGCGGTCGCAGACCGCGAGCCAGTCGGCAGCATTGTCCGGCTTCGATTCATCGATCGCGGCGCGAGCACTGGCAATCATCTGGCCCTTGGTCCAGACACGCGCGCCCGAAGCGGTGACAGCACGGCGGTACCGTGCCTTCGACATCGAGGTCGGGATCTCGATCAGATAGGTGACTTCGGCGCCGTCCGGTGTGAACCGGTCAGGCACCTTGGTGGACAGGGGAAACATCAGGATCTCCAGTCAGGTTGGAGTTGAGTGCGGCCGGCGCTCCTGACACGCCCGGCCGCGATCGCGCGCGAACCGGTCAGGTCGGGATGGGTCCTTTAGTAGATGCAGATGAAGAAGCCGGCGTCCTGGCCGAATGGGAAGAACCCGACCTGCTCGGTCGCGAGCTTGCCGTCCTTGCCGGGCTTGTAGCTGGTGTATTGCGCCTTCGGCACCAGCACGCTGACGCGCTGTCCGGGGTTGGCTGCGTTCCCGCCGATCAGGACGACGTTGATGATCGCCTGCACGCCACTCCGGAACGCCGCCATGATGTCGCGGGTCGCGATGGTCGTCGCATAGGGGTCCATGTCGCCCGACATGTTACGATCGGTGATCTGCGGCGAGGAGAACCCTTCGGTCTGGTTCGGGTCAGCCGGATACTGGCTCTGCGCCCCGGTGTCCAAGTTGATGGTCTTCAGCGCCGTCACCAGGCGATTCAGGAGGAATTTCGACGCGCGCCAGATGCCCGGCCGGGTGCCGTCATAGGTCACCGCCGGCACGGCCGCATCCAGCTTATTGACGTACATCCCGGTCAGGCTGAACGACGCCTTGGGTGCGCCACCGGCCGGGAAGGAGAACTTGGCCGAGCCGCGGCAGCCGGCGAACTGGTATTTCACACCGTCGAGATAGAACTCGATCGAACCCGACGGAATTGCGGTCGAAATCGGCTTGTAGAGCACGTTTGCCGGGATCGACATCTTGGTCGACGTGTTGAGCGTCGAGCCCATCAGGTCGGTGATGAGAGCAACCCGGGTCGCCAGATAATCGGCGATGACGGACCAGACGGGGGTCGCCGGGTTGCCGGAGAGCAGCACCGGCATGCCACGATAGATCTGGTCGGTATTGCCCCAGGGGGACTGCGCGGTGAATCCGGTCGTGAGGCCTGCCGTCGCCACGACCGCGGCGATGCCGCGGCGGATCGTGACCGTGGCGCCGGCACTCTCGTTGACCAGGGCGGGAGCGCTGCCGTCGAGTTTGGTGACGGTCAAAGACCCGGCCGCCGACACGCTGACCAGGAACTCGCCGTTATTGGCCGCGTTCACGAAGCCGGAAGTATAGATCACGGTGCCGACGGTCGCCGCCGCCAATCCATTGGCGCTGTCGGTGAAATTGACGTTGCTGGTCACCGCAAAGGTGGTGCCGGTCAGGTCGGTCTTGGTCGCGGTCGGCGCCCAAGAGCAGATCTGCATCGCCTCGTCCCATTCGGGCGCGACACCGGGGTTGCCGTTGCCCTTCAGGTAGACGTCGAAGGTGATGGAGCACTGCATGCCGCCGACGATCGGTCCACGGCTGTCGAGCGAGCCGGTGACCTCGTCGGTCTCGACGTTCTGCGGATCGTAGCTGACATCCGGATTTTCAACCAGGATGCCGTCGGTGGACGAGCTCGGCGTGGCGAACACGCCTTCGGTGCTCTCCAGCTTCAGCAGCATCGCCGCATTTTGCGCGCGCAGCAAAACAGCCATGTCTGTTCTCCATCATGGGTTCCCTCGCCCAGCGGCGGAGGGTCAGGGTGAGGGGATGTGTGAGGAACTAAGGCGCGCCCCGTTCGCGCATGCGAACATTGGCCACGCCAGTGGACACGCGCCCTTAAGGCGCCAAGGAGTACGGGTCGCCGCGCTTCGTGGCATAGTGAATGGTGAATTCCTGCCGGAATTCGCCGCTCCAGCGCTGATCGTCTTCCAGCACCATGTTGCTGGTGTATTCGCCGAGCGTGATTTCGATCGCCAGGCCGCCGAGCGTGATGTTCTCGTCGGCGGTGAGCGTTATCACCGCCTCCGCCCAGAGCACGTTGATCGCCGGCCCGATCTCTTCCTCGGAATCGGTCTTGGCGAAGCCTTCGACCCCGATCGTGCGGAAGTTCTGCACGAACATGGTCTGCTCTTCGCCGTGCACCTGGTCGCCGTCCTGCAGGATGAGCGCTCGGTCTTCTTCGACGCTGCCCCGCCGGTTGCGGCCGATCACCAGGCCCGGAACGGCGACGATCGCTTCCAGCCGCGCCTTGGCGGCTTTCAGGATCCGCTCGACGATTGGATCGGCCATCAGGCGACCTTCAGTTCGGCCGTGAAGTTCAGCCTAGACCGATCCGCCATCACGGTCTGGATGACGTAGTGCCCGCCGGCATAAGGGCCGGTGACGACCTCGACACCGTCCCCCGCCTTCATCTCCGCAACTTCCGCGATCCGGAAGTCGAAGCGGAGCGGCGAGCCCTTCGCCTTCGCGGCGAACCCGCCGATCTCCACATCCGGCGCGGACGGCAACGCCCGCACCGGCCGACCGGAGCCGCCGGCGGGCGTATAGACGACATCGACCCCCATGTTCGGATCGGCATAGAGGTCGATCATCGCGGCGTCGAAGGCGTTCACGGGATCGCCGGTTTAGGTGCGACGCGCCCGGTACAAAGCCTGCGGCATGGTGCAGACCGGCAGCGGGTATGAGTAAATCTCCGGCTTGACCCACATGTTCCGGTCTTTGTCCGGGACGATCATGCTGTAGAGCGGCTTGCCCAACGTATTGACGAACTCGAAGCTCTCGCCAGGAGACAGTGCCTCCTGGAAGATGCCCGCGCCCACCGGGAAGAACTTGCACTTGTCGGTGCCGACGCTGACCGTGGTGCCGTCATCCGTGCCGCGATAGTTTATGAAGGTGATGTTGCCGAACGAGAACTGCTGGAAGGCGTTACCTTCCCGCAAGTCGGCCGCCGCCTGCCAGTTGAGATAGGTCTGCCGCACTTCGGAATGGGCGGTCAGGTTATCGAAGAAAGTGTCACCGGCGAGGCCGACGATCTGGACATTGTTGCCGCCGAGGCCTTTGAGGCCGCGGAGGATTGACCGCGTCGCGACATTGCATGCCGTCCGCACGACGCCGGATGCCGGGCTGGCGTTGTCGAGATCCCAATCGACCTCAGCCGGGATGGTCTGCCCGAACTCCGCCGCCCAGTCGTAGATGGTGGAGCCGTCGGCATCCTTCACCAAACCCTGGACCATGCCGAGATAGAGGTTCTCGCGGGTCAACTCCAGATCGCGACGCATCAAGAACTGGCGACGCGCGATCTCGACCTGGAGGGCCTGCAACTCGGTTTCGTTGCCGAAAGCCCGGATATTCTGCAACTCATGAGCATGGATTGTATCGCTCTGCGCGAGACGTACGGTCCGGAAGCTCCGCACCTTGCGCTGTTCTCCGCCGCGTGCCTTCGGCGGAGCGCCGCGCTGATCGGTCTGGATCAACGCTGCCTCGGTGCCGCGGTCTTCGATAAAGATGTCGGTCGTGCGGACCGGAGCCGGAACGACCAGGCCCGGAATGCTGCCCAGGAGACCGGGCACATAGCCGACCTTATCGACTGCGGCCGTCATGCTGGTCGCGGAGAACGCGTTGCTCTTGAAGACGTCCATGGTAAGCATGGCCGTTGTTCCTTTTCTGGTTGAGGCCGCACACGGCGGCAGCAGGTTGTAAGAAGGCGGCTACTGCCGCTGCGCGATGCCTCTACCGCGCGATGATCCCTATCAGCGCGAGGTCGGCCAGCCCATTCGCCTTCATGGTGTTGTCCTGATCCGACTTCCAGACCAGTTTCGCAGAGGCGATTTCCGCCGCACGGACGATCGCGACGCCGGGCTTGTCCGCGCTCGAGGCGTCCACGTCGTCGAACAGGATGCCGGCGGCGACCTCGCGGCCGTCGGTGCCGGCATCGTCGTATTCGACATACTTGCCGCTGCCGGCCGCGACGGTGATGTTGAAGCCGTCGCCGGCAACGAAGTCGGTCGCATCCGCCAGGGTGAAGCTGAGGCCGCCTGCACTGAAGGCGACGGCGACGGTGCCGCGGCCGATGGTGACGCCGTCCGGATCCTCGACGGTGAACACGCCGGCATTGGCGCCAGGCTCGATGATCACCAGCTTGTAGACGCCGACCTTGGCGCCGGCACCGAGCGTCACTGTGCCCATGGCGCCGGTGCCGGTGTTGCCTGCGAACGCCGCGGAGCTCGCGGCGCCTTTCGTGACCTTGCCGAGGACGGCATTCGCCTTCAGATTCTGACCGGACAGAACGGTGATGGCGTCACGGGAACGCGTACCGGTCGCTTCGCTCGCGATGCAGGCGCCGGCATGAAGGTTTTCGGTATAGGTGGTCATGGATGTCCCTCATGTTTGGCCGGCGGTGGCCCGTCGGCTGTGAAGTGCGAGGCGGCCAGGTCCTCGCCGATGGCCCAGTTGAACTACTTGCGGCGAGTGCCGAGCTGCTGATTGGCCTGCTCGACCGCTCGGTCCCAACCTGCGGTGATGGCCGCCTGATCAACCTGTGTCTCGGCGGCCCGATCGGTGCCCAGGTTCGGGCTGCGGGTGGCCATGGCCCGGTCGAGGCGATCCTTCCCAGCCTTCGGCGCGGTGCCGAGAACCTTGGAAGCCTGTTCGACCGTCAGATCGGTGTTGAAGGCGAGCTCCGCCGCCTGGCCGACATTGTTGGCAGCTTCCGGCAGCGCAAAGATCGAGGCGCAGCGAGTGCGCTCGGCAGTCACCGCCGCGCGGATCTGCTGCTGGACCGCGGCGTCCTTTTCGGACTCGTCGCCGTCTTCGGCTTCCGTGTCCTCACCCTCTTCGCCGTCGTCCTTATTCTTCTCTTCGTCGGACGACTCCTCGGCGGCCGGGGCCGGCGGTTTGCCAAGCCCCATCAGATGCGCAAAGCTGAACTTTGCCATTTCACTTCTCCAGTTTTAGAGATTGGGCGGCTTTCAGGCGCCGGCCACGGCCTGCTGAACGACGGCGAAGGCCTGATCCGGAGCGACGATCGCATCCGCCAGGCCGAGCCGCAGAGCTTCCTTCAATTGATCCGGCCCGTCATAGCAGCGGGCCTCGGTCTGCAAGACCGCCTTCACGTCGATCCCGCGGCCGCGTGCGACCGTCTCGGCGAAGACGTTGCGGAGCGCATCGCACTCCGCCTTGAACCGCTCCTTCACATCATCGGACAGCGGCTCGAAGGCATTACCGTCGACTTTGTGTTCGCCGCTTACGATGAACGTTGGAGTAATCCCGACCTCGGCGAGCCATTTCGAAACATCGACATGCAGCATCACGACGCCGATCGAGCCGCAGCCGCCGGTCCGCGGCACGGCGATAGAATCCGTGTTGCTGGCGATCGCGTAGCAAGCACTGTAGGCGCTCTCGGTCAGAATCGACGCCAGCGGCTTACCGGCCTCCTGCTTCGCCGCATACATCCAATCGACGAAGTCGAAGCAGCCGGCAACCATGCCCCCGCCGGAATCCATGTCGAGTACGACGGCCTTCACCGCCTGGTCGCCGAGCGCCGCGGCGATCTGGTACCGCAATGCATCGTATCCGGTGACCCATGGGCAGCCGATCCACGGAAACTTATCGACCAGGATCCCGCAAACCGGGATGACCGCGATATCGCCGACCATCTGGAAACAACGCCGGCCGGATTCCTCGCTGCCGATCGCCAGCAGGTTCTTGGTGACCGCCTCGGGCATGTGGGTACGCGCCGCGAGGGCCTGCCCGAAGCGATCGGAGAAGCCAGGCGCGATCAGCGCCGGCGTAAAGCTCTTCATTTCTGCCTCGGCTGCTCTTCGGGTGCTGCCGACTGCGCGCCGGCGCCGACGATCTTGGCGAAGTCGATTTGCGACGGATGCAGCACACCATCCGGCATGTTTTTGATTTCGCGCGCGATCTGCGCCTGCACTTCTTCATAGTCGAGGCCCTGTTCTGCACACT